TTTGCTTTTGCGAGTCTTGGTATACAACGGCAAGCGATGTGCCACATCCCATACAGGATTATAACATCTGCCTGACACAGGAAAGCCATGTACCTGGCTGGTGTCTGGTTTGGTTGGCACCGCGCCTTTTTCAAACACAATGTTTGATTCACGAGCCGCAAGTTTAATTGTTTTAAACTGTTTTACTTGATCATGTATGCGAACCTGATAGCCGCCGTTCCATGCTTCGATGTTGCCGACCTTTTGATTGTCGTCTTGCAAAATCCAATATTGTTTATCTGCTATTACTTTAGCCACTAACATTTAGTACTCCTTTATATGTCTCGTTCAACCAACGACCAAAACTGTCGGCACCTTCGCTGCATCGGACCAAATCGTATTTGCCACAGAACTGCATGAATCTCACACCAACTTGACCAATATCTTTGTGCGACACCTGGTCAATGATGGCAAGATCCACAGTGTCTTTGATGGCCTGCGGCTGATGTGTAAGATCGATTAACTGTCTATTGCGCTCGTAGTCGTCCAGCACACGATGTTCTTCGCCGTTGTGGTCAGTCCAACGCTGCAACATGAGATTGTTCCACGAATAGCCTTTGTTTGTACGATCAGCAAATGCTTCTTCTAGGCCCACCTTGTTCTTGGTACCTTTGGTGCGCACTCCTGGATATGCCGAAAACACATTGTCGCTGGTGTCGCCACGCATGCACTTTTCAAACAACAACCACGCAGGGTCTGGAATCTTCTTGGGTTCTTTTGTTTTCTTGTCAACTACAGGTCGGCCTTTGGCATCAAAGATACCGTCAACTGTGATAAGTTCGTCTGTGATACCATTGTATTGTTTTACATTTTGGGCCACCAACTGCACAAAATCTGTGTCGCTGCTGATCACAATGTGTTCGTCTTGGGGATGTAGATTGATCCAGCGAGCAATGATGTCATCGCCTTCGGCAGTGGGGCATCTAATCACACTACAGTTGGTTCGCTCTGACAAGTATTTAGTCAGGTTATCAAATGCTTCCCAGAACATGGCATCTTCTTCGGCTTCGGCCTCGGTCAGTGCTGCGCGAGCCACAGCACGATTGGCCTTGTAAGGTTTGTAGTGATCTTTGCGCCAGCTGCGACCTTCCAGTGCAAATACCACATGATCTGCTTCAAAGCGTTTGACCACTTTGTTGGCACTCATCAAGGTGGTATGCAGTGCTACTCCGACTTTTTCCCAAGGATCACTGGCGCGAAAAGCTGTGTGCCTGGCACGAAAGAACATGTTGGCTGTATCAATTAACACATAACGCATGATAACTCTTTAAACTTTGTTGTTGGCATTGATATATTGTAACATAAAACGATTCCAAAAGCTATGGCCATCGCTGCCAAAATGCCACGATTTGGGCGTAACTGTTTGGATACCTTGTGCTTGTATTCGAGCACTGTAAGTGCCTGCAGGATCATATGGGTCAATATAACTGGTGCCCCAGTCTTTTCGGTCTGTAATTGCACTAAAATCGTTGTTGCCATTGAAGAAGATGTGATTTACACCCAGGCCCTCCAGATCGGTATGCAGTTGCCAAATTTCATTATGTGCTTGTTTGGTTTTTTCTTTCCAATCAACACCAACTACAAATTCCTTGTAGCGTTGTGTATGTTCTTCGGGCACATCGTCCTGTCCGCTGGCACCAATTTGATAGTACACACCGTCAATCAACCATTCTTCGCGTTCCCAGGTACTCCATTGAATCACCATCAACACTTCGTCAAAGTTTCGTATTTTGGTCAGCCAATCTCTGGTTGTTCTGAGTATTCTGGTGTTGCTGCTGGCACTCTCGGCACCGCAGTGGAAACTGGCTCTTAATGCTTTGCTCAAGCGTGTGCCCCAGCTCACTGCTAAATTTTCTGGATGTGGTGCCCGCCCCATGTAAAACAATGGTCCATCGTCCATGGCAAATGCATGTGGATTGACTGCTTCTGCTGCTGCGGTATGGCTGTCGCCGTTTACATACAATATCATAGTAATTTGTATTCTTTAATATAATTAACTAACAACCTTGCCCATTGGGCATGACCGTCGGCGCAATAATGATACCATTGGTCGGCGTTGATACCTTGATTTTTTAAATACCAGTAATAGCTGCTGTCATTGTCATATGGCCCTATATATTGATTGTTCCAGTTGTAAACATTCAATGGACGAAAAAAATCATACATGCAATTAAAAAACAAATGCTTTATATTTTTTTGTTCTAATTCCAAATGAAATTTGTAAATATCTTCGTGCCACTTTTGCGATTTAGCAATTAAACTGTCTGGTGTTTGATCTATTACCCATGTTTTGTACCGGTCTAACAGTGCTGGTGGCAATGCGTCATGCCCGGACGAGTTAACACTGTAATAACTATCTTGATATTTCCATTCTTCGCGTTCCCAGGTAGACCATCCAACCACGATTAAATCCACTGTGTTATTGGCAATGTATTCCTGTGTGGTTCTTAAAATTCGAGCGTTGCTGGCTCCGATTTTTGCTAGATTAACAGTATCAGCATCAAATGCAGCAGATACCAAATTACTAAATCTATCTGCAACAGTTGTATTAGATCCAGCTGTATGGCTGTCACCGTTGAACAAGATCATCAAGACACTTCTGTTCTGCCGTCGCCGATGTCTCGTTGTTTAACCACACGACTAGGATTGTTGGCCATTTCCTGTTCCCAGGTTTCCATGACCACATGCCTGCAAACATTTTGAAACCAGCGATCCACTATGTCGGAATCTTTGTCATCGGGCCGACCTTGATAGCCTGCTCGCACCAGATTGGCCACAAACTTGTCATTCCAGTCCAGTTCAAATGCACCCTGATGCAAGTTGTCAGGATCAATGTCCATGCTCAAGATAGCAACCCAAGGTTGTCCTTTTTCTGTAGCAATTTCTTTTTCAGTTTTGACTGGTGCTTTAGGTTTCTCCGTCCGGGGTTTCGGAGTTTCTGGCGCTGGCTTCTTTTTAAATCTATCAAAAAATCCCATTGTGTTTTCCTTTGTTATGCCAAACTTGTGTATAGATGCTGCTGCAAGTTCAACTTGAACCCATTCTCTATACAAAACTGCCCCACATATTCATGATTGCGTTGGTTGTCAGCCAAGTTCAACAGCCCTGGTTCCCAAAAACTAATCACTTCATCCACAGTGCTGCGTTCAGCCATGGTTATTTGGCCTTTCTCTGCTCGCAACAATTTGATCTTCTGTGGAAAACTGTTGTAGACGTTCATTGGGCTACAGTAAACTTCCTTGTTGGGGTTGCGCTGTTTCCATTCAAATGCCCAGTCTGGAACTGTGTTGTAAGGTGATTCCGCATCGGCAGTTACAACAAACTTCAAACAGTCTGCACGGTCTAAAATAGTTTTACTGGGTGCAAGATACTTGACAGCCTTGCCATTCTTCTCAATGCATTTGGGCGAACACACCAGTGTGACACCAGTAGGCACATCTGTGTCAGGTATGCCGTTGCTTTCAACCTGCACTGCTTTGTAGTGCAACAACTGTCGTTTCATCCATCCCGAGATGTTGTCTTGCAGCAAGGGTTCGCCGCCAGTCATTACCAGAACAACTCCGGGATAGTCGTTGCGATCCCGCACTGCCCACTCAGGCACTGGTTTGCCTTTGCTGACCCAAAAGTCGCGAATAGTTTCATGTGCCTTTTGTTCCAGTTCTGCATAGGTGAACACATCACCGTCATCAAAGAATGTGTCACAGAAACTGCAATCCAAGTTGCATTTGGCCAGTCGAATAAACAGTGCTGGCAAGCCAGCATAGGGTCCTTCACCTTGTAAGGTAAAGAACATACTGGTCACCATCAAGGTGTTTTCTTGTGCGTCTTTAAAGTACTTCTTGCCAATGATTTCGTTTGTTCCGAACATATTATCCTTTACTTAAATCTTCCAAAAATTGCGCCGCTGTTTTGCCTGTATCCATCATTGTGCAAATGTCTATATCCTTGCAGCATTAGAAAAGGAATAGCAGCAGAGCACTTGCCAATGAAAACACCTTCTTGCGGATGATACCAAGTGTCATCACATATGATAATGCTGTTGTCAGTCATCCTGTTCATCAACAAGATTGCCTGCAACAGGTGTGTTTGCTGACTATTTAGGTTGGTCATCTCAATGTTCATTAAATCTCTATACTTCTGTTTGACACCGGCTACAAACCCTTCTTCTGCGCCACCCAACCAGTAATCCCAATCAAAGTTGTCCAGGTATGCCAATGATATTTTAACTGCTGGGTCCAACTGTTGTAAAAATTCTTCGCCCTTGGCCTGTGCTAATTTTACATGATCTGGCAGTGTTCCGTCAACCATTAAATTGCTGGTTGCCCGTTTAATTTGTTCAGCATCCATATCTACACCGTAAAAATCCACCCCACGAGCTTGGCACAGATCCGCAAAGAATCGGGTACTGCCTTCGCCACGATCTACTCCAATTTCGATCCAATGGCCATTGTCAATTGTGTCAATGAATTTTGTTATGTTACGGTAATATGTTCCCATTGCCTGTTCCTTCAGTTATTTCCATCCATGTATGGTCACCCATGTATTTTACCTGTGACTGATACACATAATTATCGGGCGGCCCACTACTCCAGTCATTGGGTCCATGATGAACCAGCAGCATTTTTTCTTTGCGGCGGTCCCAGGCTAGCCAGTAACAGTTGCCTATCACCACTTGAAATTGATACTCTGCTGCATGCACTGCATCTGTTACATCCAATCGGCGTTTGATATCCTGCGCTTGCTTTTCCAACACAGCAACCAACTGCATAATTCTATCATGTTCTTGCTGGGCATACATCCTAGCATGATTGATCATTATGTCTTTTTGTTTGGTAACAGGAACCAGTTCAAATTTAGCACCACCTGCTTCAGTGCCATACGGCGTGACATTTCGATTGAAGAACGGAACAATGGCACCATCTATATCTGCATCAAAGCTATTTCTACCTTTGGCAATATTAGATTTTTTTTCTTCGGTCATTGGTGTGTTACATCTATCGCTTGCTTGGTGCTTTGAGTATACCCCAGACTCGGGCTTTTTCCAGCAGGTCTTGCTCCATTTCGCGGTAGCGTTCGCCCAGCTCTTTCAATTCTTTCCACTCTGATTCTAGTTGGGTGTTTGGTTGTAAAATGGCCAATCGTTCGTTTATGGCAGCCAGTGTTTTTGTCAAACTCTGGCCGCCAATCACAATATCAGCACCGGGTTGCATTTCAATACCATTTTCGCTGATGCTCACTGTACCGGTACTGCTTGTACCAGAAACATTTTTCCATGGAGAAGTATTGATTGTAGAAGTATTGATTGTGTAGGGCGTTGTCATGTTACTGTCTAATGTGTACTCTGCCGACGACAGATCGATTGTTGACCAGTCTGAATCTACGGATAAGTTTTTTGGCAATTTCATTTATTAAATCTTTCGTGCTTTGACCAACAGGTGCCAGCCTAGATACTCTCTGACAGCTTCTCTCATTGCAGCAGGCATGGCTTCAAACCACGGCTCCAGTTCATATCGGCCTTGCTTGTATGCTTGTACATTATACATGAAACAATGATCCTGCCGCAACCGCTCAATGTGAAATTGCGATCCCAACAGCACTGCAATATCATCTTTGGTATAGCTTTTGGCATAGGGACACCCGGCCTGTGCTTCGTATTGATCTAGACCTTTATTGATCATGGCCTGTTTCCAACTGTCACGGGCATACACCATAAAACGGAATTCGCCACCGGGCTTGAGAGCTTGATGCACATTGTTGATAATTTTATCAATGGCAGGAAAATGATGTATAACACCGTAACTGTAGATCAAATCAAACTGCGGCAAGCCAATGTACATGTCTCGGTCGCTGGCGTCACCACAGTGGAAATTGCCGTCGAGTTCTTCAACTTCGAATCGTTTACGAGCAAGTTTGACACTTTCTTCACTGTAGTCTATGCCGTAATAGTCAGCACCGTGACGAGCAAACTCCGCAGCATCAGATCCAATACCTGGGCCAATTTCCTC